TTTGCCCGTGAGTGGACTAACAACGGTAAACCTAAACACACGAGTATTGGAACAAATAGTCGCATGAGCGAAATAGAATCGGCTCAAATGATGGTTAAAACAAAGTATATCGATCAGTGGCAAGCTCGCCGTAAAAATATAAGTTTATACTGGATGGGCCGTTTAAAGAATACTGGTATTAGAAGTTTAATTGACGCAAATAATGCTGACACACATTGTTATCACAAATTTGTTATTGATGTAGATAGTCGTGATATATTACAACGCAACCTAGCCATTAAAGGCATCGAAGCACGGGTACATTATAAGGAACCCTTACACGAATTACCTGCGTATACAGATTATGCGGGACCAGATATATTAAGTGTAGCAAGTGCATTATCACGCAGAGTATTAAGTTTACCTATATATCCAGAATTAAGTGATCTTGAGGTAGAATATATTATTGACTCGGTACTAGATTGCGCTTTATCAACGCATAACTAGATAACCAAGCCCAGTCGTAGCTTTTCTTTAATTCAGCAAAATCGCCCGCGACTGCCGTATAATATTCTACAGCATCTTCTGCACCTTTTATACTCCATTGTCCTTCTGTATTATCTCGAGTAAGCCACTGATTTAAACGATATTCGTTTTCCACATTGGGTAGACTATCTTTTAACTTAATGCACTCCCTAAATGCAGTTCTCCAGCAAGTCCACACATCGGTATGATAGTTTGCAGTTCCACTTAACATAGGAACTACTTCGTGTGCTTGATCCAATGTAAAGTCTAGCCCTGGTGCAGTATTAGATAATACTAACTCTTTATTATATGCTATCATCGACATGTGACCATATACTAATCCGTTTACAGGATTACGAGCGTGAAAAATATAATGCTTAGGCTCTTGTAGGCGATCTGGTTGCCATGTCCAATCAAAATTACCATCAACTCGCAACTTGGCAAATACAGCAAAGAACCAAGGAGTACGACTTAACTCGGCGGCTGCTCGATAAGCCGCGACTCGCCCATCAACTGCACTACTGCGATGTCGACGATTATTATTGTTTGTAGTTGTTATGTTTAAAAATGCCCAATTTTCTTCTGCATTAGTTTCACCGTTATCAATAAACACTATATCTAATAGTTGATCTGTGTACATATGACGCTGTGTACGATCAATATAAGGATAATCATATAATTGTCGGTTAATATAAGGGATACTCGTTTTGGGAATTATACTAGTGCCAGCACCCGCACTTAAAGGAACTATAGTTTTGGTCTGTTCTCTCCACAAACTAACAGTAGGAATATCTTCAATTACGATATTATCTTGATTAGTAAAAATGGCCAAAGGTCCTGCCCATATATTATTTTTAACTGCATCAACTTGTGTACTATAATTATGTCTTATAATGGGTACGGCTCTGCGTGGCACTGTAACTCCTACATAATTAATATCATACCAATCTAATAATTCTATCTTATCTGCACGGGCTTGAAAGCTGGGCACATGCATAAAAAAAGTATCTCCAAACTTATTATTATCCGCCGCAAATACATGTAACATAGCGGCCTGCCATTGTTCAGGATGCCAAGTAAAGTCAAAGTTATCGTAATCACAAACGCTACTACATATCCAAATATATTCTTTATCGCAATTACGGGCTATTCTTCGAAGTGTATCTAAATAATTATCAAAATAACGGACAGTTATTATCGTATTAATCTTATCTTGTATTTGTGCGATAGTATTAGCTATATTATCGTCTATATGATCTATAATATAAACAGTATCGGCTGTGGGTTCCGTAACTATTTTTATTTGATCGACAAACTTTAATTCTGAAGATCCATTATAATATTGTGGGCCACCTGTGCGCTGATGCTGTGTACCAAATTGATATGTATAAGGTGGATCCCGATAGTCTGGATGCCAGCTAAAATCAAATGAGTCAGTATCTACACGATCCGGAATGTGCCAATTATCTCGACTGCTTAATCTCGTTAACTGACAATCTGCATGATAATTAGTTTCAGTATATCCTTGACGAGGAATTAAATATGTTCCACTATCCCGTTGCCACTGACTGGGCCACGCATGACGCTGATTTTGTTGCCAAGGCACCGGCTCAAATAAAAAGTCAAACGCCGTATAGTCAGTTAAATAGTTGGTCCACCAGAAATACCTGGTGCGACTCAAAGTTTGTGCATGTTGAACCGACTCTGCTGGTCGCTCGTGCGCAAATAAGTTGGGTTTCTTTCCAGAATAAAATATATCAAACATGATTAGAATTGACGAAATACACGAAAATACTTTGTTTGCTTGGCTTCGAACAAATAGATTTGGCGTTAGAAGTTTTCACATGGATCCTATAGGTGCCAGCAGTCCAGAAAATATTGCGTGTCAAGGTACAGAACTAGCTTGGGAACACAATTATATAACATTTTTTGATGCAGAGCCAATCAATTTGGAGCGATTCCGTGCAACATTTGATCAAATAAGATACGATCTAGCACAGGATATACATCTACGCAGACCCGCGGATCAAATAGGCTACTTTGTTACCAGTGAACATGCTTCAGAAAATGTTGAACAACTGTGTAATATATATGGCTGGCGACCTTTATACTATTTTTTCTGGGGTTGGGCTGCACTAGATTGGTATAGAGGCTATGATCACACATTTTTAATCAAGGCCCCTGAGCTTCGCCGGATTGAACGGACATTTTTAGCTCCAAATAGAATCACAGGCGGAGCTCGACGTCATAGATTAGAACTGTTATATTATATTTTTAAATATAATCTCGGGGACAATTATGTCAGTTGTCCTGAAATATGTCCAGCGGAAGGTACCACAATAGAGGAGCAATTAAGACCTTTAGAAATTCAGTACCCGGATATACAACAGGTATTTGCCCGTCAAGCACTGCCGTTAAACATGCCAGGAGAAACCGGACATCCCATGCACTCGTGCTGGCTGAGTTTATTTCGAGAAGCAGAATCTAGTTTATTATATCTAGTAAGTGAAACAGTGGCCACCGGACAGCGGCATCAATTAACAGAAAAAACATTTAAACCTATCTGTTTAAGAATGCCTTTTATCATACACTCAACACAGGGCAGTTTAGAATACCTGCGCAGCTATGGATTTAGAACCTTTGACCTGATATGGAATGAAAGTTATGACCAAATTGCCAACGACCAAGAGCGCATACAGGCCATAGCTGACTTGCTACAGGAATTAAACAGTTTGACCACGGCGCAACGGCAACAGCTATACGATCGAGCCAGACCCATAGTAGAATATAATTACCAGCATTTTTATTCGGGCAGTTTTAAAAATGTATTATGGCGAGAGTTAACCCAAATGCTTGACAGTATTCCCCTGGATAGACCTACAAATTTAAATGATTAGAATAGACGAAATATACGACTCGATCTTTGTGCCCTGGGCTCTGCCACGCGATCGGACTGGAATACACTGGTTTGACCCGTTTGGCAGCACTCGCTATGCAGACCTGGTCAATCGCCCGCAGGTTGGTGGCCCGGGCTGTACCCGCTATTTGTTTTGGGATCAAGAACCCATAGAACTAGAGTCGCTGGCAACTCTAGCACAATTTCGAGCAGAATACTGGGGCAATCAACACCTGATCACCAGTGAAAAAAACAGCAAACTGGCCAGAGAAGTATGCGAAAAATACGGCTGGCAGCAGCACTATTATTTCTTTCACGGCTGGGCAGCACTAGATTGGTATAGAGGCTATGATCGTAGTCTTTTGATACAGCCACCGGGGGAACGACGCATAACGAAAACATTTATTGCGGCCAATCGCATAGTGGGCGGGCGTAGACAACACAGACTCAAAATGCTGTATTATATTTTTAAATATAATCTCAAGAACAATTATGTCAGTTGTCCTGAAACATGTCCGGTGGAAAATCAACCAACTGTACAGTTGGCGGCCCAGTTGAGCGACGTTATATATCCGGCTGCACAAGAGACGTTTGCAGCAGAGGCGTTGCCGTTAAACATGCCAGGAGAAACCGGACATCCCATGCACTCGTGCTGGCTGAGTTTGTTCCAGGAATCTGCAGAATCCCTGCTGTATCTGGTGACAGAAACAGTGGCCGACGGTGAACGACTGCATCTAACAGAAAAGACTTTTAAACCTATTGCGCTGCAGATGCCGTTTATCATAGTGGGCACACCGGGCAGTTTAGAGTACTTGCGCAGCTACGGTTTTAGAACCTTTGACCTGATATGGAATGAAAGCTACGATCAAATAGCAGATCAGGATGACCGTATACAGGCCATAGCTGACTTGTTAAAACAGTTAGACAGCTTGACACCGCGGGAACAACAGGCATTATATGCCAGTGCGCAGGATATAGTGGTGCACAATTATCAGCATTTTTATTCAGGTGCATTTGAGCAAATACTCTGGCAGGAATTATGCAGCATGTTGGCAGAGTTTTAAATATAAGATAAAGATAATAAAGATAATATGCAAAATAATATCAGGATTATGCTGTACAGTGTAGATACAGCAGAAATTACTTTTTCGTGGGGTTCCCTGGATGGCAAATGATTTTATAGTATCAACTGCTACAATCACCAGGTCTAGCGGGGCCGTACGACATGGCCTTTAACTTTGTATTCGATCGGCGTAACGATAGCCGTCCGTATCCTAATCTAGCGCCGCTCATGGATAATCCACACGACAGCTATGCCGGAATGGGCGATTCGTATCCGCGTATAGCACCTTGCAGACTATTACTGTACTGTGATGATCACGGTTATCCCTACTCAGTCAGTTATACCGACGAGGCCTTGCCCGAATCTGCACTGTACCCAGTGGGCCTGGCCTGGTTTGATTACAGCCTGGATTATTTTGGTATGATACCCGCTGACACCCTAGAGCTAGTAAAATCTGGGCAATTGCGTGTGCTGTTCTACTATCACGAAGGAGATAATCCTTCGCGTGAAGCTGATCGTTTAACAAGTCTATGCCAGCAGCATGGCTTGGCCACAGACTCGTATCGTTTCGTGTCGGGCAATACTCAAGCTGACACCATAGCCAACTTTGTTTACTTTGCAGATCATGAGCTGTTTTACTGGCGCAACGGTGTGGTTTGGAACGGACAGGCCATGCCCTGGGTCCAGGCACACAGTGATCATCGCAGTCGCAGCTTTACCCTGCTGAGTCGTGTACACAAGTGGTGGCGCAGCACTATAGTAGCTTACTTTGAACAACAGGGCCTGTTGGACACAAATCGTGCCTACTGGAGCTATGGCGATTCGACCATAGGAGATCTACCGGAAAATAACCCCATACAGCTTGATCAGTTTCCGGGACTAGATCTCTATATGCAGCAGTTTTTGGCCGGCGGCCCTTATCGTTGTGACAATCTTTCCAGCGACGAGCATAATCAGCATTGGCTCATGGCCGAGTACCTGTACAGTGATTCATACCTGTCGTTGATACTGGAAACCCTGTATGATGCTGAACAATCCGGTGGTGCTTTCATCACTGAAAAGACTTTTAAAGCAGTGTTGAATGGGCATCCTTTTGTTATTTTTGGCTGTGCTGGCACCTTGGCCACCCTAAGAGACCTGGGCTATCGTACCTTTGATGGGCTGATAGACAACTCATATGACACTGTACAGGACAATACTCAACGCTTTCGTGCCACTGTGCAGGCAATTTGCTTGCTGCTGGATCAGGATCTGCATGCTTGGTATCAACAGTGCCGTCCGGATATTGTACATAATCAACAGTTGTTTGTGGCCAATAAACGCAGTCGTTTGGCCCGATTAGATCTGCAGCTACAGACATGACCCAGGTGCTGGAATACTCGTTTAGATCCGGTGGGTTTGGCATAGCTATTATGGAAATCAGCATGCTGTTGCACACCGGACTAGAGTTGGTGTGCCGGGTTCCCACAGCCGGTCATCCGTTGTTTGATCTAAAGCGTATATGGCAAGTGCCCGACAGTCGCATGACTATTCAACTGGCGGAAAACTGTGGGTGGCATCCGGCCAGCAACGACATGATCAAGGCATTTAGTCCTTACTATATGCCAGAACGGGTCAGTCTGTTTGGACAAGAATATGCCACCGGGCGGACGGGTCGTCCCTGCATAGGATTGGCCATGCATGCTTATGGTCTAGGCGATGACCGGCCGATTCGACTGAGTCCTTATCATAAGTTTGCTACCCGTGAAATCTACGATCAAATTGTGGCCTTGTGCGATCGCAGCGGCTACGATGTGGTCACTGTGAACCAACCCGGCATGTCGGTCGAGCACAAGGCTTTTTTGCTGACCGAATACTGTGCAGCTCTGATCAGCTACGAAGGTGGTGCGGCACATCTGGCACATACCCTCAGTGTACCTTGTATTGTATTGCCCTGGCGGTATAACGGCGACGGTGACACAATCGAACCCGGCTGTCAGATCACTCAAATAGCACACAGCTATCACATGGATCGTCGTACCTATTTCCCTGTCACACAAGAAGAAATCACTTAGTGATTTCTTCTTAGAAGAAATCACTCAGTGGACTCCAGCGGATCTACACAGTTGTATTGACCGTTTACATCGACGGGAGGGCAACAATATCTATTATCAACCTGGAGTATATCTGGATCGCGCCAATTTAAAATTTGTTGGGCTGGTCAACAACGATCCGTTCGACACTGGGGAATTATGGCGGACCCGAGAGTTTATACGCAAATACAATCCTGACCCGCGTTTATACTAGCTGTAGACCCGTACTCCATAGAGTCGTTCAAATCGGTCGGCATCTGCTCGATCGTTGACCATGGGTTCACCGCGTATGTTAAGGCTAGTGTTTAACAGCATGGGGCATCCTGTTTGATCATACCAAGCTTCTAATAGCCTGCGTATGCCCGAGCCGTCCGCGGGCACTGTTTGTATACGGCTAGTACCGTCATAGTGTACAATAGCAGGGTATAAGTCTGGCTGCCTACAACGGCCCACAATCTGCATATAACGACTATCCACAAAACCACTGGGCAAGTCGAAATATGCATGCACATGCTCTTCTAGTACCACAGGTGCAAAGGGTCTGAACTGTTGTCTACGCTTGATCTCGTTGACACGATCCTTTATATCAGGTCCTCTAGGGTCGGCCAGAAGACTTCTATTGCCCAGGGCTCGGGGCCCAAATTCAGCTCGTCCACTAGCAACTCCACAGATCTGATCTCGGAGTAAATGATCCAGGACGGCATTGACAGGATATTCACCGCTGATGTCTGTACCAAGGTATGCGTTAGTCCACTTAATTCTTCTACCGTACGCAAGGGCAGCAGCTCCAAGGCTGCTGCCAGCATCGCCAGGACAAGGCATAATCCATACGTTTTCAAAGTAATCACCTAAATTTCTATTGGCCAAACAGTTGAGCGCAACGCCGCCTTGATAGACCAAATTGGGACTAGACCCCAATGCTCGGGCCCGCTGCATCACTTTATATATCTCTTGCTCCACTACGACCTGCGCACTGGCTGCAATATCTACATCTCGTGCTGTGGGTAGGAACATGTGATCTATGCCCAGGTGTAGGTTTTCTTCAAGCAAGAGCTGTATGGTGTCGGTGTATCTGGGGTTGCCCCATGCAGCCATGCCCATGGTTATATACTCTTCATCCATGGGGCGTAAGCCCATGCGCTCTGTTACGGCACTGTAGAACAGGCCTATGCTCCTGGGATAGCGTTGGCTCCAAAGACGCTTGTACGTTGCTCGACCTTTGCGATCGTATTCAGCAGCCCATATAGTTGCCGAATCCCACTCGCCTATAGCATCTATTACCACAACTGTGGCCTGATCAAATGGGCTAGTTTGAAATCCGGCTGCAGCATGACTAAGATGATGCCCGTGTGTGCTAACAGGCACACTACTAAAATATCCGTACAGTTGCTCACGAAGCACTTGTCCAGTAGTGATACGCGACCACTCTATGCCCTGTCCTGAGTATAGCTGTCTAAGCTGGCGACGCCAGGGTGTTTCATAATAGGCAATGTGATCTACGGGTCGTCCCTGAGCTGCTTCTGACAACATATCTACATTTAAGTTAGCATCGTTCTTTTGTTTGCTATAACGCTCTGCATGTCCAGCATACAGGATCGTGCCACGGGTGTCGATGACAGTGCAGGCTGCGTCGTGATAGCCTGCACTAATTCCTAATATGTTCTGCAATTTCACAGGCTATCCTTTCATGTCCTAGTTCTAGTGGGTGTCCGCCTGGCCCAAAGGGTGCATCTGCTGCTATTTCGATCATACCGCGGTGAGGCCACCCCACAAAGCGACTCTGGTCAAGTTGATTCCACAGTGGCTCTAATTCAGCCCGGTGTTGATCATACCTGTCGTGTAGTCCAGCTATATTAATCATTAAATACGGTTGCTTGAGTTGTTTAAACAGGCCTTGCAATGACAGCATATAACAAGTCCATAATTGATAGTGATAGCTGTCTGAGTAGTGTCGAGCATAGTATTCGCGGACCCAGTCTTCTCTGCAAGAACTTGCCATTATCTTTTGGGTATGATGGGCTGTTATAGATGTTGGATCCCCTGCCGAAGTGGTCAGCTCTATACGACTAACATCGGTCCACCCAATGACCACTAGATCATACCTGTGTTGACTAACAGCTCTGACAGCATGTCTAAATATATAGGTGTTGCCCTGAGCTTGACGGCCTTGGTTATCAACTTCAAGACCCAACAGTTGCCCCAATTTGACAGGCCATGCTGTTTGCTCCGGGTTGGCCAATTCAGCGCCATGTGTAAAACTATCGCCCAGTGTCAAAATCATTTATAGATAAACGGATCTCTTTTACGCAATTCTTTAAGCTTCCGACGATAGTTAATCTCTAGTCTAATACGACTGATTAAGTTTTTTATCCAAGACATTTGATTTGATTCTCCTGATAGTCTGCATCCGCCCATGTATACGGATACTGTTGTTCTGCTGCACTAGTGCGTATAGCACTAACATTTAAACGAGTATTTAATGCTGTCCATATCTCCCGGTAATTATCTGTACCAAAGCTACGCTGGAGATCCACTTGCCCCACTTGTGGATGTCCTATAGTTAAACTCTTATCGTTGTGATCAAAGCCGTTAACAGTTAACCATTCACGGAATTCGGCTAGCTGTCGAATCTGCCACTCATATGCACCCGGATCACGAGCCCACTCTATATCAAAGTCACCGGCGGCTAATGTTTGCGCTGCTAGTGTACTTGTAGTTAATTCATCTATACGGCTGTCACGACCCTCGTCGGTAAACACTTCATAATGGTGCTTGCCCACTGCTTTGTTAACGCCCACATATACACCACCAAGACTACGGTTAATAGTTTCTATACCAAATAACTCATGGTCCGATTCCTCAAGGGCAAAGCGTGGAGCGCCTAACCAGCACATAAGCTGACTAGGCCTGCGCCATTCTGGAGCAGTGTGTAACTTACGATAGCTCAGTATCCAGGACTCAAACTCATGACACAGTAGGTTAAGCTGACGGATATGCCAGCGTGTACCCGGGTCAGCTTTGGCATAATACGGGCTAGGCCTGTGTGCTGTGCCCTGTAAGTCTTCAAAGTAGCTGTGTAATAGATTAAACTGCTCATGGTCGACCGACCCATCTTCAGCTACACTGTTGAGCATAGTATAATGGTTATCTATTGTGTATCCAACGTCAGCGCGATTAATCGCGCTTATGCTTTGGTTAATTAAATTACAAATAAGCGTACCGTCTCTAGGGCCCTCTGGGAACCCTAAGAAGCAATAGCTCTTTTCTAGTAATAGGTTATCCCGTAACAGCTGGTTTAATGCTGTTAACCATTTACGGCTAAGGCTATTATCATATACATTGATGTATACAGTTAGATCGTCAAGATCCATTTCTATACAATCAAGTAATGTTCTTGTACCATTCATATATCTTTGTATCCTGTTTAAACAATATGTCTGCCAGTGTTAGTCGATCGCCTCTTATAGCTTCTAACTGTTCTATACGAGCTTTACCTTTGCGTAACCCAGCTTGATACTCCGCGGGCCACTGTTCTTCAAATGTAGGTCTAGTACCTAATTGTAATAGTATATCGCGTAAGGCGCCCGGCGTATTGGGTATAATGCTTTCTATATAGTCGTCTAATAACCGGCGTGGTAGTGCCAGTGGGCTTAGTATAATGTCCGGAGTAAACGAAAATATAACTTTAGCTAGCACGTCAACGTCAAGCTCTTTGGCTAGTTCTTGTATAAGCTGCACTTCCCCGAGCCCCGGAAGGGTTAGGGTAAAGTCTATACGCATTTGTCTACGGTTAGTAGCCAATGAGCGTCCTTGCTTAAAGTTAGCTAGCCACGACTCGTAGTTGAGTCCTGTACGGATGTATTCTCCTGTGGCTCCTGTTCCATCCAGACTGGCACAAACCTGCCAATCTCTGAGGCCGCTAAGTATATCGCTGTAAAGGTTAACACCCCGATAGTCAACCCTACTAAGATTTGTGTTATATCTAGCGTATACATTCTGTCCATCACCTAGTTCTATTATGCGTTGCATGTAGCGCCAGTGCTGTTCGTACATCAAGGGTTCGCCGCCCACCCAGTATACTTCTTCCACACGGTGTTGTTCTACTGCGCGGGCAAACTCTTGCTCTATAATAGTATCTTGAAACTGGCTGATTTCTTTGCGTACTTCTGGCAGCATCCACCCGTTTTTGGGATTGGCCCAGTTGATCAATGAGTGTTGTCGCTGTTCTGACTCCCACGCACTGCTTAACATGTCACCACACATACGGCATTTAAAGTTACACAAGTTACTGAAGCGATAGTCCCAGCTCACCGGCAGTTCATGATAGGTTCCATCTGGTAGGGTGTTGGCAATTGCCTGCTCGCGGCGGTGGCCAAACAGTTGATTAAAGTAGCTACGATACACATCCGTGTTCAACAGTCGATCATTGCAGACTGCACATTCCGGTAACTCTTCTCCGGCCAACATTCTACGTCTAACGTTGCGCATGTGTTCTGAGTTCCAGTGTTGTTCCAGTGTTTGGGGGTGATAGCTGCCGGTGCCAGGGGCCGTGTCAATATATTGTGCAAAACTGGCAGCAGGTTCACGGCTGGCACAGCACATACGCCGTTCAGTCTGCGGACTAAGGTAGGTGTGTACCCAGGGTGCCATGCATAGATTATCTGGATTATTCATAGCCAATTAACTCTGCAAACTCTGGTGCTACCCGAGCCAAACTCTCGTTGCGTCTGGTGTCCAACAGTTGGATTTGGGTCAGCATTGTGGCCGATTCGTCGCTTTTACCGTTGTTCATAAAGTCTAGTATGTTGGCAAACTCCTGCCTGTGCCGGTCTGAAACCTGGGCAAAACACAGCTTATTGGTAACCTGTCGTTTGACCTGTTTAGGCAAGGCGGCAATACTAAAATAAGGTGCATCGTGCATGATATTCCAGTAGACAAAATCAAAATCTTGACAGTCGATCCAGCTGGCAAGTTCTTCTATATAGTAAACATTAAACACATTAACAGTACTGCATACCTGTAGGCTTATGGTTGGCAATCTGCGCCGCAGGTGTTTAAACTGCTCAAGATTAGCTAGAACCTTGGCCCACTGGGCACCCGAGCGTTGATATTCAAAGCGGGCTCCTATATCATCTATGCTAAAGGCTATTTCTACATGTGCAAAGTGCGACCAAAGTTCTTCTGCAGCTGCACTGGGCGGCTGTGTTCCATTGGTGTTGTAGTGTATTTCTATGTGACCGGCCACTCCGGCGTCGACCAGGCGTTGTAACAGGTCAAAGTGTTGATCTATCATCAAGGGCTCACCACCAGTAAACTCTAGATAGCGTATCTCTGACATGTTTGATGCCAGTTCCTGCCAAAAGTGTGTGCTGGTGCGCGGCCAAGCACCTGCTTTGAGCATTTGGTAGTGATAGCTGGATTTACGCCGTTCGTGTGGTACAGCCTGTAGTTCTTCTGTGGCATAGGTACTTGAACTCCAACTACCGCAGATACGGCACTTTAGATTACATATATTGCCCAGCTTGAGGTCAAGAAACATCAAGGGTTTTGCTGCCAAGGTCCAGGATTCATCCTGGATCATATGCTTTAATCGATCCAAGGTGTGCATACGCTTGCTGGTACGCCCAGCGTCTTCTTCGTCCCAGCACTTGCGGCAAGTTTTGGGCAGAGTGCCCTGTATAAACTCTTGGCGTAAACTCTGCATGTGGTTGCTGTTTTGTATGGCTGTGAAGCTGGCTGTATTAAGATTGAACTTGTCACCGGCATCATCTACCAGCTCGTGGTCGGCCAAACAGCAAGGACGCACAGTACCTATAGGACTGGCTTCCAAGCTGACCCAGGGCAGGACGCAGAACTTGTTGTGTGGTATTTTCATTGCAAGGCCGCCAATTCTGGCATTACATCCAATATGCGTTCATTGCGTATGGTGTCTAATTCACGGGTTTTCTGCCAGAAAGTATCCAGCAGGTGTGTGTTATCTGAGGCTTGTAAAAAGTTAATAGCACTTTCAAAACCCACTGTGGCCCGCTGCAATGGATCCAATGGGCGCAGCCACTCCAGGTGTTCTTGGTAACGTTCAACTAGTTGTTGTTTGTAAGCAGGCGGTGCAATGTCTATGCGCAGGTGTGCAGGGTCTTGCAAGATGTTTACATTGAGATCTTGCGGACGAATTAGTCCAGCTTCGGCCCAGTGACGATGAAAATTGGGCAGACTCCAGGCATTCATAATACTCAATGTGGGACTAATATAAAAATCTACATCTGGGCATACCCGAAGCATTTCGGCACGGTTGGCAATAACTTGTTGCCATTCGGTGCCCTTGCGTAGATATTCAGCACGGTCGTGTTGATCGTCTAAACTGGCACCCACAGCTACACTTTTAAACCGGCGCCAGTAGTCAAATACAGTACGATTTTTTAGTCGAGTCTGGGTAAAGTTGGTGTTATATATAAGTCTAACATCAAAGCGCCCGCGCCGTTCCAGTTCATCAAGAATGTTGTAGTGTTCTTCCATCATCAAGGGTTCGCCACCAGCAAAATAAATTTGCTCCACATAATCCAGGTGCGGGATCAGTTGTTCCCACATGTCTGCTTTGTTACGGCCAGCAATGTTAAGGGCCTTGTGGTTAGCAGCCCAATTTGGACCGGCCAGTGCTGCTTGATCTTGATACCAACTTGAACTGAATATGTGCCCACAGCTACGACAACTAAGATTACACAGGTTACTAAAGCGTATGTCCCAATAACTCATTTTAAAATCACCATCATTGATACGTTTGATATGATGTCCGTGATGTTTATTGGCACTACGACGCCCGCTGAAGAATCCCGACTGTTCCTGTTCATAACAGCGTCCACAAGCAGGATTTGGACGCTCATTGAGCATGTCTTCTCTTAGTTCACGCATGGGCGCATCGTAGTATATTTCTTCAAGCGTTTTATGGCGGCAACTGCCCACTGGATAAGCCATTTCGCTATGGCAACAAGGGTATGCTTCTCCAGTGGGATAAGCGTGTAGGTGTATCCATGGGTAGATACAGAATGTTTTACTGTCTCGTAATAAAAATTCTTCTCGATCAGTCAACTCAACGGGTTGAACCAAATCTGCGCTATTATACTTGTAGGTCATTGTACCAGTCTGCCAGTAAAGGAAATGTTGCAGTAAAGTTTTTATTTCTGCGTTGATCGTATTGACGATAAAACTGTTGAAAATCATTTAGCAGTTTGAGCTGATCAAAAGCTTCACTATGCGGAGTTTTAACCACATCTAAATAGTCTATTAGTCTGCGCAAATGATTTAACTCGTGTTCGTGCAGCAACAGATCTTGACAATGCTGCTCAAGCCATTCTTGTAACGATAACATAAATGTATTTCTTAAATAATCCGGCAACACCAGTGGACTTTGAAAACTAGGAAAGCGCAGAATATTAAGAGTAAAACTCACACGCTCACGCCCGTACAACTGTTTGAGCTGTGTGATGCTGGTCAGTAAAGCGGGCAAAGATTCCAAACATAATGCGTTAATTGTGGCCATACAATGGACTGTGCGTATGTGGGCCGAGTCCAATAATTTTTGTACATTACGCAACCATGCCGGGTAGTCCAATCCATCACGAATATATTCGGCTTGCGGACCGACACTTTCTTGACTAGTATAGATATCTACTTCCAATCCATCAATACTGTCCAAGAGTCGACTGATATCTACATCTACTCCTAGATTACTATTAATTGCCAATCGAGTTTGACTTTGACCTTTGTTTTCTTTAAACCAGTCCAGCAGTTTCCAAGTTTCGCCCGACATCAAGGGCTCACCACCGGTGATGCGCAGTTCTTGTAGAGTCTTATGTAGATCGGATTCCCACCATCGAAAAAAGGCTTCTACATAAGGATTATGCTCGCCGTAAACATAACGCTGACTGTCATTATGTAGGTGAGTAAAGTGATTACGCCCATCACTAATAAGATCCAGATAAGGTCCGTTGGTTTTGATGTCTTTAACCCAGGTCGAACTAAAAGCAGGGTTACAATAACTACAAGCGAATTGGCAAGTGCGATCAAACGCAATTTCGAGAGTTCTAAGATCCACATCGGCCTGGTGATCCAGGCGGTAAGCATGGTCAAGACTTTCTATAGGATAAATTCGACTTTTATACACACGGTCACTAACAGCATCGCGACCCATGTCTTCAATCTTCCAACAATACTCGCACCCGGCCGGGCGATTGCCCAACTGCATGTTTAAACGATCTGTTTTCTTTTCTGGGGTATTATGCAAGGCTTTGGGATTAGTTGCAAGCTCGACTAGATCTACACGATGTGCTGGAGGGTGATGACAGCTGGTAGTCATACCTGACCCTAGCCATATAGTAGCATTATACCATTTGGCCGCACAGAAGCTGCCACTCTTAGAGTCAAGTACTTGTTGTCGAAATTCTAAATCATTCATTGGTATATTGTTTGATAAATTGGGCAAAGCGGTCGGGGAATTCTTGGCGTACTTTGAGTCTCATTTCTGCAAGATGTTGTTGATTGTATTTACACACATCGCTGGCAGCCTCAAGAAAACTTGGCAAATCTTGACGGCATAAATCTTCTACTACCTGTGCTATACGCACAATACGATCTTGCACATTTTCTATCAGATCAAAAGATTCGTCAATCAAATGCCCCCAGGTACGAAACCCCAGGTCATGGAAATCTCGATAATATCCATATGTACTGGCAAAAATAGTAGGGTGTCCCATGGCTACGGGTTTCCAGGTCTTTTCTGTGCGAAAGCTGTAGGGATATTCGAATACTGTCTCGGTTACCAGACTAAAGTAAGTATCAATATACGGATTGGCATTAAGGTAGATATCACCCCACTCGTCATTAAACAAATGGTATTTTACAAAAAGATCTCTGCTGGTATCCGGTGGCGGGACACCAATTTGAGAATGATACCGGTTGACTTCGTAATATTCTGGTAAATGCTGTACAGGAAAAATTGTATTATCCATATTGTTTATTCCAATTTCTTCAGGAAGTACAAACGGATAGAATTTAAATGGCCTAACATCTAAATTGGTCCATAGTGCCGAATCTAATAATTTATTGTAACGGAATAACTCTAGTAAAAATTTTCTATGATGACGGCCACGACCATTAAGAAATAAAAATTTATAAGGTTTATGTTGTTTGGTGAAGATTTCTTTACTGCGAGCTATTTCTGCTAGGTTTTCATCGTAGTCGAGTATTTTAGTTAAAAAAATATCGTATTGCAAATACGGCCACGACGAGTCCATTTCGCCGCCACTGATTAACAATATTTTTTTATTGTGTACTAAATCGGCAGTCCGAGTAATCATTTCACAGTGGCATTTCATTGTATCGGATCCTTCCATTGGATTACTCAATATTGGGAGTATTACGCCCGACTCAGCTAGTTCTCGTATGTAAGGGATATTAAGATTAAATTGTTCTCGGCTAATAAGATATATAGCGCCAGGAACTATTTTGTGCTCGTCGAACTTCCAAAATTCTCCATCAGCATATGGTTTTAAAAGTTCATATACTTCACAAAAAGTGTCTAGTATGAGTTTACGATTGCCTAGCATGGTATTCACATTCTGCCCACCAGGCATTCATTTCAGGAAATGTAGTCAAGAAGTCTGTGCCGTGTCTACGATCGGCTTCATTGAAGAAACGATAAAAGTCTGCTTTGTTACGATTAATATATTCAAGGTCTAATTGTTGTCCATCACGCATCCAGGCTATATCGCGATCAAGACGGGCGATTTCGTAATCTTTAAATCCTTGAAACGGTGTTTCTGGCGTTTCAATTTGGCGCAACATCCACGCCCATAGTTGCTCTAGTTGATCAACATAGCTTTCTGGTAGTATCTGTAGACTTTGCCAAGTGGGCTGTCTAAGTACAGGAGTATCGAACCATACACGTTGATATGTTTTGCTGTATATCTTACGCAGGCCAAGTATACCAGCAAACAAGTGCGGCAATTTTGTTACGCTAAGATTGTTCATTGTTACAATAAATGTAATACTATTGCGCCCTGGAATTTCTGTTAGGAATTGGTTAACCCGATCCCATAACAAATCAAAGTCTAACCCGTGTCTAATGTATTCAGCTTGCAACCCCCAACTATCAAGGCTTACAAACTGCATAAAGTGTTCTATCTTTTCACCTTCGCACAACTCTTTGACATAGCTCTTGTACTTCTGCCAGGTCTTTTCATCTACGCTAAAGTTACTGGTTACATTTAAATGTAGATCAGGTTTTGGGTTAGCCAGCACATAGTCAAACACACGATAGGTATTCCGGTCCAACATGGGCTCGCCACCGGTCATGCGGAAGTGTTCTAGTTCTGGATACAGTGCGGGCCACCATTCCCAAAATGCATCAACATATGGGTTGGTGTCACGGCTAGGTATAGGGCGATTGCGACCAACAAAGTGATTGGGATCATTGTGTATACGGCTAGTAGGATATCCGCCATGCTTATCAACTTCTGCTTGCCAAGTTGATGAAAACTGCGGGCTACAGTAACTACAAGCCAAATTACAAGCATGATTAAAATTAACTTCAACATAACTAGGTATAACATCTTCATCTCCATTTGAGTTTACTACTACATCAAAATCCTTAGCAGCCCAGGGCTCACCGGAACGATAATGTCTATCAGATAACTTATTGTTATCTTCCATTGCCCAGCAATAACTACATTCTGCAGGGCGTTCTTGCTTTAACATAATCTTACGCTGTTCCTTTTTGTGCGGAGTGTTATGTAGTGCGCCAGGATTGTCTGCTAATAGTTCTGCAGGAATAGGATGCAAGGGTGGGTGATAGCAACTGTTGTTAAGTCCTGTTGCAAGGTGTAGACTAACCTGTTTCCATTTAGCCAAGCAGAGTCCTTCGCCTAACAGGTCTTTCATATCCTCTGCACTACCCATAAACTTTGATTTAGTCATTGTATTTCCAATTGCCTAAGTGTTCCATAACTAAGTCAATGTTGCTAACCACTTGCTCAATAATAAAGTGTTCAATATCGTCTGCGCCTACTATTAAAATGTTATTGTTAGTAAGATCTACGTTCATTACCACCCTTCTTGACTCCTGATAACGTCAATCTCTTTGGTCATGATGCCACGATTATGCCAACTACTACGATAGTGGTGTTTAAAGAACTTGCTTTCTGATGGTCCTATCATATTAATAGGTAGATCTAATTGTGTTGCTAGATCTTCGGCTATACGACCGGCTAAGATTTCAGGATTACTATCTTGTACGGTTGCCCATAATTCCTCTAAGGCATCAAAACTTTGTACCTGGCGATAATCCCAAGTTGGCGTAATCATTGTCATGTATGTGCCCATCCTGGCGCCAGCAATGGCCCAAATACCATGGTCTACATCGCGACCTACATTGTGCCATATGGTCAAATGATCTAAATTACGATGATGTACACGATCCTGGAATTCAGCAATAGTAGGTTTGTCGCCTTTGTTTAGGCACATTTTAACACCTTCGCGAAAACCGGCACGCCATGCTTGAAACTCACTAGCATTAGGATAAGTGGTCGAATAACAATCATGCATGGCATAATAATTTGGGTAAAAACAAAATTCAACATCGTTTTCAGCAGCCCCATCTGAGTTTTCGTGTGTACGCATGTCATATACAAACTGTTTAGACCAAACACTAAGTCCCCCGTTGCCGTACATAAGTCCGTTGATATGATTACGAGCTCTCCAACGATAGGCACATTTGTGGTCGTCTAACTTTAATGATAAATTAAAAAAATCAGGATCGGGGATATTATCACCATCAATTAAGACAAAATAATCTGTGGAACTGGCATCTGCTGCCGCTTTGTGTGCCGCATCCGATCCGTTAACTCCGTCGACTCTTTGGGCCCATGGAACCATATTTTTAATTTTGACCCACGATTCTTCTTTATTGGGTTCGTCGTAAGTTAAAAATACACAGTCTAAATCTGCAATATCGATTGAATTCATTTATACATCCAGTTAGTATGAGGCTTGGTCTTATCGACTACTACAGTTACATTCTGCATATCACAGGGCGTTCCTGTAACACCGGGGATCAATTTATGCACTGGCCGATTTTTAATTGTTACCATTTTTCCATCAATTACACAAATGTTAGTTGCGCTTGTGACAAAGGTTTCGCGGTCGATCTTAATATAATTACCAGGGCAGTCTTCCATGCTATAAAATAACGGTTCTCCTTGTTGCCCATAGTACAATCTAAACTCAGGATCAGGTTGTTGTGGAATAGGCGACAGAGCCAACCAAAACTCGTCAGGGGTCAATTCACTCATCCTGGCTCTTTTGATTGTTACGTTTTTCTTGTGTCGTCAATTTATCTTTGCCCTTATTAGCTTTGTTATGCCGAGGATTACCACACATAGTACAATGAGGTTGCCCGCAATCCATAGCATGATGTTTAGCATAACGATGGGGCTGATCTGTTGGGTTGCCGTGTGCCTTAGCAATTCTTAATTGTTTTTTAATGGCATTCCATGCTCTGTGTAGCCGTGTGCCGTGTTTTAGTTTATCTTGTTCGTTACTCATTTGCCCACTCCTTAATGTGATAATGTACAAGCCCCCATTGGGCTACAGTGTTAATTCTAAAAGGATCATGTTCCCAAACTAATTCTTTGGTCCAGTTGTCAGTTACTGTGCCGATTATGTGTTGTTTCATGTGTACTATAGTTGGCCCTAACCCTACGGGCAAAGTAACTTGTTCAACGCCTATAATTATAGCAGCTATAGCATAGACTATATCGGTTGTTGCCAGGTCGTCTGGAAATTTTAACAAAGTTTTATATTGGTCCCAATGTGTAAAAATTGCACGAACTAAGTTAAAAAAATCCATGGCTAGTTGACTACGACGCCAGTAAGTGATAGCATTATATACATCTGGTAAATTATTTTGGTCAAAGATTCGACGATAATATCTTGATTGCCCAGGTCGATCATAAAAATCTCTACAACCTTGACTAATAACAACATCTCGCCGTTCAAACAATGTCCACCAATGATCAATAGGACTTGCGCATATCATGTCGGCTTCTAATTTAATAGTCTGTCTATAAGGGCTAGCTGTAAAACATTGCCAATCATTGGCAAATCCGCCTTGGTCACCAACTGGTAATTGATCTACGGTTAAAATAGTTATATTAGCAGTGGGATGGTAGCGGCGGATTGAATCCGCTAGAAGGTTGGCACAAGTTACATATTTGTCACCAATGGCTGGTATTAGATATCCGCGTTCAGCTGTAACTGGCAATGATATCTCCTAGTTGGCCTTTGCCCATGGCATGGAAATCTTGAGTTAATTTGATCCATCTGGGTTTTTTATTCTGTGTAACAAAATCTATGCGATATTGATCTTGTCCAGCTTGTGTTAATTTTTGATCGTGAGTAACTGTTGCTAAGTTCCATGGTATACTTGCATAGTTTAAAGTATGCCCGTTGACAATTCCTAGTGCTATACTTAATGCAAAATCATTACGATATATTGAACGAGTAATTCCGTATAATAATCGATAATGCTCCCAATTGTTTCTTATCATCTGCATAGATTCAAATATTAATTTAGCATACTGGCTCCGCCGGAACATCATGACTGTGGCCCACCACATAGGCATCCGATGTTGACCAAAGAAATTATGGTCATTAAAACTGGGGTGGTTAGTAACATCATATGCTGTGTTGTGTGCTAGAAAATCATGGGTGGTATCTAATATTGATTGGAGTTGATTACTAGCCACAACATAGTCTGCATCTAACACCAAAGTTTGAGCCCACGGCGACAGGGTATACGCATCTACTCTATTGCCGTTATACCAGGTAACCGAGTCGGGCAAGTCTTCAAATTTTCTTGTATGCATACCAACGGGGCTAGCGTAAATTGTTTGCTCAAAATAATAATGGCTCGGAACTACTATATCGGTTACTACAGCTACCGGTAAATTAAGATGCCGTCGAATATTTTTTGCCGACCAATTGGACATCGCAAGATAATCTATATGTTGATTGTTGAAAGCAAAAATTAAAACACCGGTGGTCATCTGTTTTGATTTAGTTGTTCGTATTCTACAAGCCAAGCATTAAGTTGTTCTTGCCAGCGTTGTAATACTTGCTCATAAAACTCTTCTGCATTAATCTTTACTGGAGTTTGATATAAATCCAAAATAACCACAGCACCCGAGCAACACTTTAATGTAGTCAATAATTCGGGTCCAGCTTGCCACATTCCACCACTGTGAGCAAAGATAAATTTAGCTTGATATTTTTCTTTAAGTAATCGTTTGGTGGCCGCATGATCAAAACGGGCGCGACCGTATGTAATTAAATTGTCAGTGTCCATAGGGTTATTATACTACAAAACGATGATAAGGTAAAGCCCCTAATGGGGCTTTTGGTAAAACCACAGAACTTTTTAACTACAATTAAGCCACTGTACTTGCGATAGAGAAAGTCCCCCAACTACTACTAATATTAGTTGTTTCTGGTGGATATGCTGTGACGATAGTAGTTGGTGCAGTTCCAAATGATATACCTGTAGTTGCTGTGCCTCCAGAAATTACAGCAGTTGATCCCGGATTGGCATCACCGGCATCATACCATGTTGTGGTCAATGTAATAACTCCAGCGGTTTGTGAGGCATTAATCTGCACATAGTTGCCCGAATATGCAGCACCTGCGTCAAATTGTTTGTAAATGGTTTGTGGAGTACCGGTCAACTGGTTGTAACCGATTGTAGTCGCCAATGTAGTCGGAGTGCCTGTCCCGCCTGTTTTGTATGTTCCGTTGTATGAAGTGCCGACAATAGTTTTAGCAGCTGCATCTGATGTTAAAATAACTTTTGCGGCCACTACACCGCCAGCACCTGCGGCACCGATAAATGTATTCCACTCTGTGTCAGCTACAGTACCGGTGCTTGATTTACCAAATTGAACTTGCAGATATCCGCCTGCGCCAAAGAAAGAACTGGCTGCAGTAGCATTAGCAAAACTAACAGTATCTGTAAATGTAATAGTCCAAGATGCACCACCGCTACCTGTAGAAGTTGTTTTACTTGCAGTGCCAGTCCATGCTGTATATTGTGCTCCAACCGATGCAGCATTAAAACGATTAGTATAACAACTACTAATATCAGTAGCCACATTAGCTAGTACAGAAATTATATTACCAACAACTGGACTTGTTCTTGAAGTAATGGTTGTTCCTTGGTGTGTGGCCATAGAACCAATGGTACTATTTAAAGTTGCCCACTGAGTGGCCGTTACTGTTCCACCGGCACTTACTGTGGCGAGAGCTGTTTGTCCGTATGTGGTATTCCAAGTGGCATTAACGTTTCCGCCAGATGTGGTGCTAACAAACCCGTTATAGTCTGTAGCCTGTATTAAACTTCCCGATGAATATGTCATTTATTTCTGTTTCCTTTGTGTCAGTTGACCAATCTCAACGCAATATTTTTAATATTGCTGGGTAATCAATCTTTTTATTTTATTGTTACAATAGCTTCTACTGTACCTTGACCAGCATCTACTTTATCTTTAAGAGCACGACCAATTACATTAAATGCGGTAGCTTCGCCTGGTTGCGCGGATCTTGCAAATCCGTTACCAGCTGAAACTAATCTGTCACCCTTGTTCACTTGACCAATAACTTTTACAGGAACTCGTCCGGTCATTGCAACCGGGGGATGTGTAGCATCTGATCCTGCGCGACTATTCATTAAGTATGCTGCACGAGTACTTATGACCCCAAACACATTTTCGCTTAATTCTTGTGTTACTTGAGTAATTTCTGCAGAGCCACCCAATTCAACAACGGTTCCTGGGCCTAGCTCAACATCTGCCTCAAAGCGTTCAGCTAAGTCAGCATAGTTAGCATCAATTTGGTTGCCAGAAATAACTCCAGTTGTACCATTGATAGACATTACTGTAGTTTGTGTGCCGCCTTCGTTAACGCTAAAATTAATATTGCCATTTGAAGTTTGATTAGCAATTGTTACCGCACCGCCACTAACAGAAACTCGGAGGTCATTTCCTGCGCCAACGGTTAATCCAGTATTGTTAATTACGCTTAATGTTCCAGAGGTTGAAGTATTGGCATCACTACGCATAAATTGACTACTAGTCAATGAATTTAATGCTTGTGCATTTGTAGCTGTGCCAGTTAAAAGAGCGCCGCCGACTGTTGTTAATTGAATTCCGGGGCCAATGGTGCTAAATCCAGGAATGGCAGTGGCCGGAGTAAAGGTTGCATCTTTGCTAACTGTAGCAACAATGCTACCTGCGGAGTATAGTTCAACAATGTAATGTGTGTTACCAATGTTATCTAAAACAGAAGTAGCTACAGCACCAGTAGTTCCGCCAGCTGTGTTGGTGCCAGGACCAACTACTAACCAAGCACTACCAGTCCAAACATTTAACTGCTGGAGTGATGTATTGAACCATAAGTCACCAATAGTATTGTTAGTAGGAGCAGAGCTTTGTGCAGTAGTTGAACTAATAGTTTTCCAAGCGGTACCATTGTAAACTTTGAGCAAGGTACTACCAAGATCCCACCAAAGTTGTCCAGTTAATGGTGCACCAGGTGGTGTAGTATTTGAACTGTTTTCTAGCAAATGAATAAAATTTGAATCTAGAAAAGCTCCATATCCTGCATAGTTTTGGCCAACTAGCGTCATTGAGCTAGCAGTATTAATAGTACCGTCTGCTACAACAGCAAATATGGTCCCATCAGTTAAGTTAATTGTGTATGACATTTAGTTCACTCCATCTTTTTTGTATTTACCGCACAATAATATACTCATATTTATGCAACACTTAGATTTGTAAGCGTTTGTATACGCAAAGTATAATCTATCTGTATTTGTCGATTTAAACTCTTTTGTACAGGGTGAAAAATTACATGAGTAATTAATAATAAATTGCTGGCACTACCATTCCACACTTTTAACCCCAATTCATCAAATACATATTCACCGTTAAAATTGGTGCTATTATCAAAGGCCTGCTGACCGTTTGGCTCACCGTAATCTAATAAACAAGTGGTTACAATATCAGTATAAACATTACCCGAAGTATGTAATACACTAAGGTAATTATTAGTAGGATCCAGGTCGGCTGCTGAATATTGATTTACTACTTTAGCATAAGTTTGATTGTACAAACTAGCATTTTGCCCAATAGTGTTTGGTGGCAAATAGGTAATAATCCCAGTAGGATCTACAGCACTTCCGCCATTACCAAAGGCCATTTCGTAAATCCATCCATTTCCGTTATTGGTTAATGAGTTGGCCATGGCAATACTCATATTTTCGTAGTGGATGGCATTATCTTTTTCTACAAAAACTTCATCCGTTTTGGGGTCATATACTTTTAAAAATCCGCGAACTATAGCCGGACTAGGTGTTATTATCATGCTCGCTTCTCCACAAATACTTTTTTAGTTGTAGGATCAAAAATCTTTATAAATCCCTGCACAGAAACAGATCCAGTTTCGTTTGGTCGTTTTGGGGTAGGGGTGGGTTGTTTAGTAATTTCAGTCATATTATATTTATCTCAAATTATAGCCCACGCAAAAACCTAGCGGCTATTGTATTAGTTTCTTGTAACGGTACTCCGTCTGACGGCGTGTGTATTCCAGGTCGATACCAGGATAACCCGCGGCGTATTAAAATAGTAACCTCAGATCCAGCAACTGGTGCGGTTGTAAATGTTACCACCACCGGATTGAGCGATGTAATCGTATAATTATTAGTTTGTAGTATTCCTCCTACATACACTTCTACAGCATGACCATTATTCATACTAATATTTGTAGTATAGATCGTAGTTGTTCCGTTAGCTAGCATAGAATCACTTTCAATCTTGTCTTGGTATTCTAGCGGTAACAAATTATTGCGTCCAAGATTATAAACAGTCGTTCCAGCAACGTGTTCAGTTACAGCCGTTCCGGCTGTACCTCTTAATAACCCACTAACCGTATTAGTACCGGCGTCCCAATGGCGATACATAATTCTTTCAGCACCAATGGTTAATACACCCCAGATGTTGGCCGGTATATTTGGTTGCGTCAATGCCATAATATTAGCAACATACATGGTATCACTGTCTATGGCTACATCTTCTGTTGTGGTTGTAGTAGTCGACGGAGTAATACTGTAGGTAGCCTGAACTCCACGCATGTCTTGGAATATACGAAATGCCATCGCGTTTGGAACTACATATTGTGTAAAGCTGGTTACTGTTAACACTGATTGTGCTGAAATTGGTGCACCTGGTAAGACAATTGTTGACCCGTTAACAGTATATCCTATACCATTAAACAACCACTCGCCATTCAAAGTTACTAACAATCTTTCTGGGTTGGTAATTACACGACCGGTGTCAAACATATTTTCTTGAGTAATAATACCTATGGTATAGTCGTACGATCCAGAGGTATTATTACTCGTTGCCGAATCAAACTCAACCGAGGCATATCCTTCGCTTACTGTAGCTCCAACTGATGTTGGACCAACAAACACCTGTGTGATAATTCCTTGTTCTGAAGTATCATTCCAACTAACAATTTCGACAATTTCTCCTATACTTGGACTTAGTCCTGTTGCAGGGCGGAAAGTTAACTGGTTACCAGAGACCCAATACTGTGCTGCGGTTCTAACAGAAACCAATACGCTCGATCCGTTAACGGGTGCTGAAAATATTTCTACGGTTCGCGGCGTTACACTATCAATATATGGTGTAACTATAAAATCTACATTTAATACTAGTGCCACATTGTTAACATAAACAAAAACATCGTTATCGGCAATTAACGATTGACTATATCCACCACGCTGTGGTAAATTATATAAATGAGTTACTCCATCACCTGTATATAACACATCTTCTGATGGGCGAGCACGAACTCCGTTCACTGATACTATTAAATTTACTGGGTTGGTTCCTTGCATGCTATTGGTCAATGTTATATTATGTGTAGAGGCAATAGTTGAATCAACGACAATAGTTTCAAATACTGGTAAACTATAACTATGTACAGGGTCAGAATATGGGTATCCTAGAGTTGAAAGATTAATACGATTGGTAGAATCGTAGGTATCAGTAAATGTAATTTGTGTTTGATTTTCACCTAACGCGGTATAGGTATAATCAACACCTTCTTCTAAAGGTATTTCACCGTTATAAATTACAAATTCATATATGGTTCCTGGCAAAGGTGGTGTAGAATTGGGTAAAGCAAATGGAATATTAATTTTATTGCCGTTAATTAAATCGGAACCCAAGTAAGTGTGATTGTAAAGTTGATTACCGCCACCGACTCCGGCAACATAAATTATCAAAGTATCACCAGGATCGGCAGTTACAGGATCTACAGTTAGTTCCCAATTAGCCCAATTGTACAACAACGGTTCAACCGATAGCCCCAAGGTAGCATTAAACAGTATAACTACCATTGGATTTTCTAACACACCATAAAAATTTAATACAGGATTATTGTAGTTGTAAACATAACGACGGCTGGCTGCAGGGAAACCAAATCCTTGACCAGTCCAGTCAGCACCCGGTGTAGTATAAACGCGAAAATCCAGGGTATCAAACTCGCTGCCAGGAACTAGTTCTTCTGGTGCATAGCTACTAAAAGTGTCTATGTATGCGCCACCATTGACATTGATGTCTGTTGCTCTGGTACCTAAGTATAAGTCAAGATAACTGCTAGAATATGCAGCATCTAAAATACCGTAGTCATATGTAGGGCGACCATTTTCGTCGTAAGAAATATTATCATAAGGATTGATATCAAAATTGCCTACATCGTATCCGGTGTTTTGACTAAAGGTCGGTGCTGTGACTTGTACTCCAGGATATTCAACACCGTCTATTAACAAGGGTAAACTTAGACCTGGCATGTTTGGTCCTGGGACATAATAACCCATGGTACGGTCAACACCACTAAGATCTCCAGCTGCAACACGATTCCATTGGCCGGGATCAAATACTGTAGAAGTCACGGTACTATTAGCAGACCATACAATGTTATTCCAACGAACTTGTGTTCCAGCAGAGTAGGTAATATTGGGTTCCCAATCAATAATAGTAGATGCATATTGGTAACGATCGTACTTGATTGTTGTTTTGATTGACCTTACCAATCCGTTGCCCATAACAGGAACCGCAATTGCACCTGTGCCACTACCAAGTAATGCAATAGTGGGCGTTGTAGAGTAGGTGTCTATATTGTTAATAATGTTAACGGCTAATACCTGCCCTGCGCTGTTGACAACAGAATAAAAATTAGTATTTGGTACACCATTGACTAATACTTGAGGAGGGGTGATATATCCAGATCCTTGATTAGCAATAACAATTGATTCAATATTTAACAAATAATTGTTATACCAACTACTCCATGGATACTCCAACCAAATTTGAGCATTGGTAGAAGCATCACTAGTAGTCGATTGTACCAAACTATTTGATAAAGTATAAGGAGTTAACACAGGACTTACAAACTGTGGAATTTCTAGTGCAGTATTCCAATAGGCCGGGACATCATAATCGGTCGGCAATCCACCCCATGTATCTACACCATCGTATATTAAATTAAATGCCAATGTTTGTGTATGGAAAGGTTTAATTTCCTGCAGGTAATCTTCAACAAAGGTTGAATTATCTGGTTGATATATTTGGTATGGCAACAAAGAACGAAGAACATGATCCACTTCGATGTAACTAGTTTTGATTAACCAATCTGGACTAGTAAATTCTGTGTAGATAAATTGGAACATTAAAATCAAGGCTTGATTGCGTTCGATTAATAATTCATCAATTAAAAGTTCTTCATTAATTGCTTGAATAATTTTTCTAGTTTCAATGGTTGGATATTGATCATAGTATTGTGCGTCAAACGGTTCAACATCAAATCCAAACCCTCCTGCAGAATAATTCCACAGTGATTCACTAAATGTAATGGTGCCATCTTCTAACCCTACTCGCTGCCAATCTCTGATATTACTATTAACAGCCTTCCGTAAATAAATTTCCCACTTGCCAATTCCGTTAGCTGAAACTTTAACGCTGGTGTTAAGAGGAGCCTGAACAATACTTAATGTTTGTAAATCTGAAATATTAGCCACGGTAATTAACGGTTGAATCGAACTATTGTAGCCCGGTAAGTACCAATTAATATAATTCCAATATAACGGAGTGTCATAATTTTGTATGCGTATTAGTTGTAAATTTGGTGGAACAACTGGCGCAGAACCGGCAACAACTTCATATATAGTCCAGCGACCGCTTTGACTACTATCAGATAACACCAAATACTTGTAACCAATAGGCACAATGGCTAAGTCTTGATATGCAAGTGTTTCAAGATTTGGAACTTCGTAATTCCATATTGTTGTGGTTACATTATTGACAATTATAGTTGCCGGCGGAGTTGGCTCACTGCTGTTTAATAAATTAAAACTACGAGTTTCGCTAATAGGATATTGTGCTAATACAGTATTAACTCGGCCTAGATAATTTTTTAATGCTGTAAATCTATCAGCAAACATACTTTGACGAGGACGGAACTGTACACCGTATCTCTGCCCTGGACTTAATGCAGGATCTGGAACCAGATTACCAAAAGTATCCTGACCGCTAAAGCTATCTTGTAGTTTCCTATATAATTGATTATTTAAGAATGCATCAGGACGACCATCGGCAATAAATGCATATTCGGTATGAATGTCGCCCGAGCTGTTTTGTACCTGACGCTCATACTCAATGTGCATGATTGTATCGCTAGCCGATAGTAGAGACTTAGCATTATACAATGCTACGGTATTAGCATTTATGGCTGCAATATAAGGAATTCCACTGCCACCAGGATTTGATATGTAGTTGGCAATACTTGTGGTGCTTAGTGTTTTATTATGTGCAGTGTCGACGATTGATCGCCCTTTAACCCAGAAATAATAATTAGTTACAAATATACCAGAATTACTCAATGATGATTTTACGGTATAGCTTACAGTACTAAGCGGAGTACCGGGTCCAGTATAATTAACAGGAGCAACACTACTTTCAATCCACTGATAAATGTCTATAGTACTGCCAGGGAAAGTCTGAGCCCATTGACGACTAGCATAAGTGATATTGTCCTGGTTAGGTTCAATAAATCTAACAGTATTGGTATCCCACCATATTTCCCCTACATGAGCAGAGGACCAACTGGTACCATTGTTATGTACCGACCCACTATTATATTGGGCTGGATCAACAGCCCCAATATAGTCAATGTTTCTACGAGCTACTCCTAAAATTTTTCCTTGTAACGGATCAATAAAATCAAAATAAGTTTGTGTGCTATTGAGTAGTTTATTGTAAGAATACACTGAATTTAATAAGGATACATCAACAACAGGTTGTTGAGAATATATTACTTCCCATGCTGGAAGATTATCTGGATTTGTGAAAACAGTAACATACCCTTGTCCGCTATTGTTGCCAGGAGCGCCAACTAGCAATAATCCATTACCATAACTAACTGCTGTACCAAATTGATCAATAGTAGCTATGCTGTTAGAATAAATTTGCTGACCAAATACAAATTGCCCAGGAGTACTAATAGAGCTTGTTGCACTAGGCAAATAATCAAAGGTATAAACCACGCCACTATTGTCTACGGCGTTATAGAATGTTGTACTGTGTTCATCAAAATAAGTTTGACTAGCATCAAATGTAGTTGGCTCATATACATTTCCGTTAGGTGCACCAATGACCAAATTAACCGCAGATGCATCGATACTGATTGAACTACCAAACTGTGCGTAGTCTGTAGGATTAGGGCTTACAATAGTTTGTGTATATGCATAGGTTACAAAGCCAAGATCATCAAATGCTGTGCCGTTAATCCCGGGCAATATTGTAAGCATATCATATTCTTTAGCTGCGACAGCGTTAATTACGCTGATAGTCACGCGACCCGCAATTGCTGTTATAACTGCTCCTGCAGTTGGAGGTAAAACAAATAAAATCTGTTGTGTAGTGTTATTATAAGTGTAATCTACCCCAGATGTTTGCAATGTTGTTCCAATATACACAACTGTAGTATAGCTAGTAGCTGACGAATAAATGTTGCCAATATTAAATATTTTTGTTGATCCGTCGGCAACTAATTCTACATTGGGTATCAATGTAGCTACTACATTAGGTATACCCGACGAATTAATAGCAGTAACTAATCCAGCCACGGTATTGTTTGTTGGCACAGTCACTAGAAAATCATTAATGCGTAAAGTATCACCAATTGTTAGTATGGGGTTGGCTACAGTTGATGTGGTTACACCATAAACTCTAGATTGATTTACTTGGCGTTGTACTAACCCTGTTTGTGGTTGACTTGTATTGCTGTATGCCAACGGTGCTCCGGTATACACACTGCAATTGTTTGGGCAAATAACCACACTCTGACCAAAATTTGATTGATCGATAACAGTGTTGGCTGTAATTTTTTGTATTTGTTGAAATTGATTTGTTTCGATTTCAAGTATGTCGCCGTTAACTATTGTAACAGACTCGCTTAATATAATACTAGATCCACTTACAGTAAATTGACCGTTGATATACTGTGCGCTATTGGTTAGATATTGTTTGTTTAATAATACTGCCACAGGCGCAGTAAATGTCCCGGGTATAGTATAGGTTGTTTGTGTTGGGTTTGATACGATGTACCGAACAACACTACGATCAAATGCGTATAAAGATCCTGCATGAGATATTGCGCCGGCATTATCATAATCGGCACCAATTAAAATTTGTCGGCCGTCACTGGTACATGTTAGGCTACTACCAAAATTAGCATCAGCTCCTATACCACCAACTGCTAAAGTGTCAATGTATTGCCAATAGGTTGCAGCATTAACTATAATAACAGCGCCTGCAGGCGGCAATGTATTAAAGATAATATGTCTGCCAACAAAAGTAAAAATGTAGTCAATATTGGGGCGTTGTAATACACTGTTAACAAATACCGTAAACGAATCAATGTTATTTGTAGTATAGAAATAATCAATCAGCGTAAAGTCTGAAGTATTATAAACACCATGGCCCGAAGTAGTAAAACTAGTAATACCACCAGCATGCACTCCTGTTACTGTAATCGTTAGGTTATTAGATGAATTGCCAGTAGGGGCAATTTGTGTATAATCAACAGTTAAGATGTCACCAACTGTATACAAACTACCAGCCGCAGTTAATGTTGTATTATAAACTCCTCTGGTGTTTGATACTGTAAATTTTGCACCTGTTCCGGGGCCAGAATTTTGACTAATATCATAATAGATTACATAATCTAACTGTGTCTCAGTACGACGAACAATTCTTACTTGCTCTCCGGATGCAGGACTGGTGAATAACTGAACTAATACTGGAGTTATAACATAATCAATGCCATAAATTAGTTGACGATTTCCTAAGTACACTAGCAGTTGTTCTGGGTGACCTGGATCAATTTGAATAGCGGTATTATAAACAAAAGTGGCTGTGGTTCCGTCCCCAGTATACCCAATTTCTTGAACCGGAATATCGACTCGTCCATAGGCGTAAACTTTATTGCCGCTTGGCGCACCAATATACATCCATCTTTCGTCGGTGCTAATTTTAACCGTACTACCAAATTCAATTGAACTAAAATCACTGTCTGGGGCAGTTAACAATTGTGTTTGAATTAAATCGTTAGAGCCAGCCGGCTGATATATTACCGTAGCATATCCTGCTCCCGAATTACTGGCACTTGCACCGGCTGTTGCCCAAGTTTGTTTCCCAAAACTTACACTATTACCAAACCCAACAGTGTTGGGTGCAGGTAAAGTTAATTTGGTATTTTGAATATAGGACTGAGTTGTACCTGGGCGGTAAGTGTAAATTGCACCTGCCCCAGACTCGGCACCGGGACTTCCTACTAATAATGCAAGATTATTTTGACTTTGAGCTAAACTATATCCATACTGCAATCCAGTTTCGGATGCTGTGGCAACAAGAGTAGAACCTTCGCTAAATGGAGATTGTTTTTGTAAAACTTCCCACTGTCCAACCCCATTGTTATCTACCCAAATTGTGGCTCCGGGAACTAGACTAGTTACATATGACAAATTAACTGCATCACTGGCCTGGCTAACTCGTGTTGTTTGTAAACGGAACGCAATACCGTTTCCGGCAATTGATGTTTTATTTGTGTTAGTAAACGAATAGGCTATTACAACAGAATTTATACTAGGGCGACTTAATACACGATAGACACCATTAACTAATGAGTTAAAATATTTAATAATAATTAAATCGCCTACCGATAACTCAGTAGTCAGCCCGCTGAATTGTGCAATGCTGGTGCCATTGAGATTGTCAGTTAACTGAAGTATTCTTCCTGAGACCTGAACGCACTCGTAGATGTTCCAATTGTAGCTGTTGTCTTGTGCTACCCAAATTGTTGTGCCATTTCCAACAGTTGACAAATTAGCGGCAATTGAACTAGGATCATTAAGATTGAATACTGTGATATCCACATCGTTGAGATTTACATAACCAGCTGTTGGCAAGGCTGTGTCTAAATTTCTTGAGTAGGTAGTTGGTAAAATATTAGTTGATGGGATTTTGTAGCTTTCGGCCCAAAGATCGCTTAACAATATAGCCTGGTCAGCTGTGCTGGTTTCTCCTGGATTAACAATTTGTAGTGTGCTGGGGTTTCCTGTTAATCTTGCCTCGTTAAGATTAACTTCGAACCAACTACGATTAGCATTGGCTCCATAAGTTCCAACCAAAACACCCCAGTCCTGATATATCTTGTACTGTCCAGTGTCTTGATTAAAATTAACATTAGTAAACAGTTCAGCAGCATTTAAAGTACCTTTGGTTTTAATAAATTGTTGGTAAACGTTAACTTGGCTTACACTATCTAACCCTAGGTTAACCATGTATTGTCTTGGAACGAATCCAATTAAATTAAATGCTAATAAATCGTTGGCATTATTAAGATTGGCTGTTTGAATATTATAACTATTAGCCAATTGATCAGCTTTCAGTGCTAAATTCTGTAAAAGGCCTTGTTGTATTGATTGGTAGTTACTCTTATACCAATCAGAATATTTAAACTTTGTTGCCGGCTGTACTATTCCAGCTGCTTGCCAGTAGCTGTATTGGTAGATAACAATTTCGCCTTTGGTATAAGAAGTATTTGGTTGCCACTGTTTTACTGTTAATGGATTATTAAGTATAAATCCTTGCGCATTAAGAGTACCATCCCATTGTGTACTTGTTTGTGCCGATAATAACAAACGATTTTGTCGTTCAGCGGTAACCGGATCATATATGAGATCATTAAAAATAGTACGATTATCAAATACCACAATATCTTCAAAATTGGTATATTTTAATTGAGCATAAGCAATAGTATGAGTTGTATTCCTTGGAGGACTAGCAACAAACCTGTCGCCCAGCCGTTGAATAATTAATTTGTCGGTACTAACTACAGTACGATTTTGATCCAAGATCATGTTTTCTGGAGTATAAGTTACTAAACTATCAACTACAGACCCAGGACGATATACAGACATCTGTGTTGCTGCTGGATTTAAATTAATTAAAGTGCCGGTTGCCCATCCTTGGTTTGCAAAATATAAAAACTCTTGGGCCATTTGTTTCCAGTCGAGTACATAACCGTTTTGTAACTGAGTAAATGTCATACCTTGACTAGCAAGATAAGCTCCGTAACTTAAAATAAAATCAACAGTACTGGATAAACTAGTAAAGGTATAACCATAAGGAATTTGTACTAGCGTGTCAGAATATTGTGTAGGGACCTGTACAGAAGTATTGCCTGCGGTGATAGTTTGAAAATTATTATTAATACGACTAGCAAAAATTGTAAAATATGGCTGATAGTTACTGTAACCATAAATTGTATATCCAGTCTCAGCGACTTCAATAATTATTGCGCTATAGGCAAACGAGTCGTAGGGTTGATTTTGATACAGTTGCAGATTGTAACTTTCTGATGGTATCAATAATGTAGTATTGTTACTTTCGGGACTTGATTTTTCCAAATATACATTTAAATTCTGTGCAGCAACAAAACTAGCCATACGATAGCATAATCTTACATCAAGATTTTCTAGATCAGTTTTGAGCGCATCGGTGCTGTTAATACCTAACTGTTGATTGTAATCTACAATCCAGTTAATATAGCTAGCCTTACTAATACCATTGCCATAGATTTGGATTTGCGCCGGGTTTAATCTGTATCGGTTATTGTAAAGATATTGGTCAACCTCAGCATTATAACGATATAAATCGCGATCGGCAAATAAACTAAAGAATTCTGCAGGCCGAGTTAATGCTAATAAACGCATAACTGCAAACGGATAGCTACTACTCATCCACCAGCTAGCTTCCACTGGTCCGCCATCCCCTACTGTCCAACTCTTTTGAAAACCTTGAGGGTCGTACCGCCCCATAACACTTTCTGTTGGCGGGATTAATTGTCCTTGACTATCAACCGGTATTACTGATGTCAGACCGGGCCGACGATAATTTGGCCGGATATACGGAGCAACAGGGTCTGCCACATAGCCTGCTTCAAGGTCGCCCCATAGTACTAAGTTGTCGCTGGTATACGGTACAGGGCCATATCGGGTTTCCCACCATAGAGGCATTTCGCTAAAGCCCAACATTTCCCATGGTGTGATGTTTGGAGTTAGTGTGTCATAGAAGTAACGATAAATTCCGCGCCAAGCTCCTAATAACGGTTGATTATCTAGCTGATTATCAGCTTGGCTATAGTTGTAGGTATATGGATTATCAGCTATGTAAGTTTGGCTAGTGTAATCCAACTTATTGTAACCAGCCCAACTTAAGAAACTTTCACCTAATATTTCTGTTATTTCGACTTGGGTATAGTCGGTAGTTCTAAAATAGCCTGGAATTACATCTTCGGCGGTCAGCGGAACCGGATTGCCATCATTTTTTAAATTATTAAAAATACGAGTTTCGAATTCTAATAACACTTGGTCTCTGATGTCGCCGAATGCTACAGTAACACTGCCATCGTGTCCTTGTATTACTGGTGTAGGGTTAACATAGTCAGTATCCAAGAAAATTTCTGGCCGGTATTTAGGATATAGTCCTAATTTGGTTGGGGTGTTTGGTACAAAATTGCCAGCAGTATTGGCATATTCGTTGATGGTAACTATATCACCAACTTGCAATGTGCGTGTAATGGTTAGCACCGGACTGTCGACACTAACCACATAATCGTAGTTACGAGTTAATAATTCATTGTTAACATAGACTAATAGGCCAAGGTAGTTGGATTCTGTAAAATTATATGTTTGAGTAGTATTAAAAACTCTAGTTGTTATGGGCGTAACTGTCGTTGATATTGAAGTATATACTGAGCCAGTAGGCAACATGTCGCTCGAATAAAACGAACTCATGTTGGTATCACCTAAAGTTATTTTAGATATACAGGCATCCAATAGTTGTGCTACCGTCATTGTTTCGTAGTCGGCTAGAGCAAAAGTTGTTGTTGTTTGTAGTAACAATGATTTAAATTTAATATATTGTTGACTATTATAATCAATAGCGGCAAAAATATTGTAGTTTTGACTACGCATAAAGTAGCCAGTTAATGTTAACGGCGCACTTTGTTGTAATATTTGTAGACCATACGGAATAATGTCGCCCAGGTCTCTAGTGTTGTTGGCACCAATAACTGGGCCTTGCAACGGAATAAGATTTTGAGCAATAGTGCTATAGTGATTACGAATGGTTCCTAATGTGAACTGTGAACTGTTTCCATTGAATGGATTGTTTTCTAAGTTGATAGGTACTTCATAAAAAGCCGCGGCACTAGTTTGATCACTGAGTACCAAGACTTCGATCAAATCGCCTGGTACATAAGTTGTTAATAAATTAATTGTAGTTGTATTATTTGTCGTTGTGTAGGTATAGTTATAACTTTCTTGAAAAGTGGAATTAACAAATATCTGCACCGCCGGAACGGTATTGTTGGTGTTAACCGCAACATCTAATAACAACGGTAATCCATCATAGGTAAAGGTAAATTGTTGGCGAATCAAACTAGGAGTTACTGCTGTTTGCCACCCAATTTCTTTTACATAGTTAGTACGATCACTATACTGACGAACAAAGCCGGTACTAAGAGGAACAGTTTGCCCTTGGTTGTTTATGGTATATTTAAACGAATCAGTGTATAAGTTGTTATCAAATACAATATCGCCAATGTTGGTCAGACTTAGATAAGTTAACGGAAATCCTAAAACTAAATCAGGAGCACCTGTGCTAATAGCATAACTGAATAACGGACTTCCGGTAAAGTTTGTACTTGGGTAAGTGGCCGAGTCACCAAAGCTGATGCCATTAGCATCATATACATCAAATAAGGGAGGTTGATTAACACCAATTTTTTGTTGTGCGTTGATCCACGCTACGCCGTCGTATCGATAACTTAATCCTTGTTCTGTATTTCCATCTAGAGACACAACTGTTTGATCAACAGACACTGTTTGTACTGGCTGAAGGAAAATGATTGGTTCTGGAATCAATGGTGGTACAGTATCTGGTATAATAAACTGTACTTGATAAACTGTATTTCTAACGCTTGGATCCAAATCGGCCGCAAAAATTACTCGCGATCCATTGGCCAGGGCATATCCATTAACATTATATCCAGTTGACCCACTAACATTACTCAATGCATCTGTCTGTACTACATCAATGATGTTCACTGGTGCAATGGCCTGTGTACCAAAGTCATATAATCGAGTGCCGCCACGATATTCTAAAATAGGTCTTTGCGCCCGAAATTTATTGTCCAATACCGGAACAGTATTATTATAAGCAGCACTGGCATTAATAACATCAATATGAAACCAACGGTTGCTGCGAGTCCACGGATTAAGGTCTGGACTTGAACGATTTATAGTTAAGTAGTCTGGAATTAGTGGTGCATTTAAAGTGGCATCATACCCGCCAACATCGTATGGCGTGGAGTCGTAAGGCACTGTTGCTGACTGGGTATAGGTTTCTGGGGTAACATAATTGCTGACTGGTAATAATTGAATAGCTGTGCCAACTCCTTCGACATAGTAAGTATTATTCTCATAGCTAGTTGGAACGGTAGTACCACGGAATGTAACTTTCATCCCATTGGAAAAAGCAACACTGTTGGGACTAGTGTATGTTTTATGGCCAATAATTCGTGTTATATCTAACGGTGGGGTTACCTGGTCAACTAATTGTATTTCTCCAAAAATTGCAGGATCGGTACCGTCTTGATAGTATAATGTTGTGGCCGTTGCCGTTAACAATGGAACTTCGTCGAATATTCCAGACGCATTTTTGTACCATTGTGTACTGGCCCACTTGGTACCAAACAAAATAGTAAATTTGTTTAAATTTGGTATTGACTCGACGCTGTTTAAAATGATGTATGGACGACTATCAATATCATAAAGTATTTGTATTTGCCAAATACTATACCGAGTAGCTAGATCAATAATTGGGGTAACACTGGAAAAAACTTGCGAGTCAAATCCTGCCCCAGGACTATCAAATACTCCGTATACATTCCACCCAGTGGAATTATCAATAACAATGGTACGATTATTCAGACTACTTATATTTTTAATACCGTCAATTCCGCTAGGATTGTTTTGTAAAAATACATCAAAGTATTGTTGATTAATTTGATCAAAAGATATAGTGGTATATAGGTCTACTGTGCCAAGATTTGTTAAATTATAATAAAAATCTTGAGCATTAATTGACGGAACATTAAAAGTAACAGTGCCAAGATCTTCGCCATTATTAACTACCCCCAATACTGCTCTACTGCCGATGTTCGGAGTAGCTGGGATGGTTCCATTGACACCAGGTGCAGATTGAATCCAAAATCCAGGGCCTGTGCCAGGAGTGCCGTTGATAACATTAAATTGACCGCGGAAATTAAATTCCACATCATTACAATAATAAAGAGTATCAGGAGCATCTTGTGGGACAGTGAAGGTAATCAGCCCTGTAGATGTACCGTTATTGAAGACCCCATTGTTGTATAAATTAGTGGTACCATAACTAAGTTCTGTTTTAATATAAAACTTTAATGGTTGTGTTTGTGTTAAATTAAATGTGTAAGTATTACCGCGAATCAAGGTTAAACTAGGATTGGGTTCATAGTCAATGGACCAGCTAGTAGCATTATTGGTTACCCGGTAATCAACGGTATTGGTTGTGTTTTGTGCTACATTAAAATTGTAATTTCCGCCACGAACTAGTTTAATTACAGGATTATTTCCTGCATAACCAGAAAAAGTATATGCACCATTTGCTCTAGTTACTGTGAAATCGTTAGTTTCTGGTATAACAGTTGACGCAACATCAACAGCACCTGGGCCAAACGGTAACCAATAGTATTGAGCATAATTTACAAATTTGTCAAGATCGACAAATGGATCCCAAGTATAGTAATCGCTAGTGTATAGTGCTTGAGGATTGGTAGTTATGGCCCCCTGGCTTGATAAGGCATCTGTAATGCCAGGATAGGTAATTGTGTCAACTACTCGATGAGAATCTTCTGGATCAATTTGTACTACACCTGGTTCAAGTTGATAGTCAGTTCGAGTTGAACCAGGTTCGATTACATAGGGATCATTAGCATTAACTCCGGGCCCAACATGACGACCGATAAACCCTTGTGTTTGTTTAAATTGTGGATTTTGAACTAGTTGGTCTAATGTTGCGGCCAGAAACTGTTTGTTAACTGGTGTTTGAAATATTTCTGGTAAAAAATCAACAGTACTAATTTGTGCGCTTGGAATGGCCATTAAATTACTCCGCTACCGGGTGCTGTTTGTAAATTAGTACTAGTCAATGCTGTAATAACTTCGATGTCGTTGACTGTAGCACCGTTAACAAATATTTGATTTGGCGCCGATCTGATTTCGTACAAGTCGCCAAAACTCTTTTGTGGATTTAATGGAACTAAAACTACACTACTCACTATGTCTCCAATATTCTGATGTATATAAGCTGACAGCTCACTAAAATAAAAAGTGTCACCAAAGTTCCAAGCATCAAGATTAAAATAAGCATTCATATTAGCAACTACTAAACTTTTAATAGCACTGGCACTGGCGGTACTTTGACTGTTTTGAATAACTTTAATTGTGGCTCGTAATGCAGGGTCGGCTTTTTGTCCAAACACTGGTTGAAAATCAACCGAGTTAAGAATTACATTATCGGAAATCATTTGATAATTTTGCAAACCTTCGTAGGCTGTGGTTAATTGATCAATAGTAGGAGGACTGGGGTTGGTAACAGTTCCTGTAGTGTCTTGTAACCAATTAATATAAGCGGTATAATAATTATTAGTAACCACATACAAGTCAATAATGTTAGTTGATCCTGGATCAATTCTACTAGTCAACGGACTATTATGTCTATATTGGAATTTTAAACCTTGGCGGCCACTCTGCGCCAGATACGATGTATTAACTGTAAGCACAGGATTGCCTAACGAGTCAGCTCCTAATACATAGAACACTTGATTTTGCCCTGTTGAATCTGTTTCGGTATAAGCGTAAAATACTTGGCCAATGGTATATTCTGTTTGTACTGCTTGTATTGTTGCCTTGGTTGGATAATCGCTGTTAACTCGACCAGCAGAAATTAAAAGATATCTTTGTAAATTATCAAAATCGACTGTTGATTGAAAGTATACATATTTTTGATTTGCATTAACATTGGGTGCCACTATATCGTTAAAAAAATCAGGATTGACCGGCGATGACCCATTGATTTCGCTAAAACTTACCTCAACTTGAAAATCATCAACTAACCCATCACTTAACACAGGTTGGTTAATAATAGTTAAAATATTGTCACTGGGCATAGCAGTTGTAGAATCTGGTTCGGTGTTAATGCTTAATACATTTACAAAATCCTTGATCACTGTACCGGTGCGACTGTCGTAAATGGGGTCGTTAGTATAAAAGAAAAATCTTGTATCTAAAACACTACCAAAATAATAATTCAATGATCGTGAAATCACTGTGTAAGTTGAACCATTGTAGGTTGCTTGTATTACCCACGAAGCGTCGAGATTGGTACCCGCAGTACTTTGTGCATTAGTTAAATTAAATTCAGCATTGACCGCTAGATTATTAGCAGTAATTACATACCAAGTATCGGTTAAATTGTTATAGCCAATACCAAAATTTTGATTAAGATAAATTTGATTAAAAATTTGTTGTTGCACTGAAGTTGGTAAACTAGTAGTCAGCAACGGAACTACTTGAGTTGGAATTGCTCCTGTTGGGATATAAGTGTTGAGTACCACTGGGCCAATACCTGACGGTAAATTGCCAAGGCCTTGTGCTGTTCCATTGACATATACCGCAGTAGGGCTGGCCCATAAGACTACTTTTTCGTTGGGGCCGGTAGGAACTCCGGCTTTTAAATTGTTATTAGCATCAAAGTAGTATCCAGTAGGTGGAACAAATTTTATCAAGCTACCTTCGGTGATATATCTAGCAGAGTTACTAGCATATGTACCAATCGCCTGTGGAATTCCTGTTGCATTTTGGAAATATCCGGTAGCTTCATTAGTAAGAACTGTACTACTGTGCCAGGTATAATTCAAAACAGCCAAATTAGGACGAGGGAAATTAGCATAATAAAACTGTTCAAATCCAGCACGACTAGATAACGGAGCAATTTGATTTGTTACAGCATTTGAAATGTCAGTAGTAGTTAACCAACTGAACTGAAATGCTGGCAACGTATTAATTTGATATAAGGCGCCGTCGTCGGCAAATATATTAGTACTAGAATACTTTCCGGTACCATCTACTAAATCAAGATAACGACTAGTACCGATGCTTGCACGATTTAATGCAGTACTTTTAAGAATACTATTGTATTGTGTAAATGGAAAATTACTATAGTCCTCGCCATTTACCATGCGATTCTGCGTATAGTATTGTGCTGGAGCTCGTTGCTTAATTTCGTTAATGGTTTCTCGGGCCTGTGCGTTTGTAACTGGTTCGGCAAGGCCGCAGGTAAATGTTATGGTTTCAATTTGTCCAGTGCGACTAACATAACTGATAGGTACCGAAATAGATTGCATTTCGATTGGATTAATAATATAAGTTAACCCATTGCTAGCACGAATATAAGTGCGAAAAGTTCCTACTGGTATAGTGCTGAATACTCCATCACCAAAGTTCAATGTAATTTGATCATTGGTGCGACTAGCGATACTGTAGATGTTTTTAGTATTAGGAGACAATTGTTCCACAGCAGCGGCATAAACGCTTTGTACTGACTGCCAATACTTAGAAATATTTCCTACATTGTCTAATTGATATAACCAAACATCAGTATTATTAATGCCTTCAATATTAATGTTAACTGCACGATTACTGATGCTTTCGGCTAAATTGAAATCTTGATTTTGTAATACGCCTTGTTTGAATAAAAAGAAAAATCCTGTGTTGGCACTAGAATATCCTTGTTGATCATTACGGAACAATACATTAAATTGCCCATTAGGTAAGGGTGGCGGTTCATATACATATGGTTGGCCGGCGGTAGTAGAGTTAACTACTTCAAACGGCATGTTTACAGTGTCTACTGTAGCAGTAAACGGAATTACCGGAATATACCCCGGCACTAAATTTATAGTATATTCTTGAGTATCCACTCCTCCGACTACTTTGTCACCACCTGGGCGACCAAATTGTTGTGCATCAACTAGGGCCGCATTAATAATTGTAGTAAATTGTTCTTGCCAGTTTAAATTTGTTGGGTCGGCCCAATTGACAGTAAGATTGGCCAGATTGATTCCGTTATAATCGGTTAGATTTTCTGTAGTCGAAATAGAAAATACTTTAAGATATCCGCTTGCTTCTGTATTGCGTAGTGGGGTATAACTAACAAGATTTGCCAAACGAACTACGCTATCGCGCCGCTCGGCGGTATCCATATAATTTTCGCGAGCATTCAAATCGCTACGAAATGCCAAACTTTGGCCCATAAAAGCCATAACATCAAGTAAGGCAATAAATTCTGAACTTTCAATATAGTCATTAAAAGTTTCTGGATAATACAAGCGCAAGTAGTCTACAAAAGTTTTGCGTAGAGTTTCAAAGTCGTAACTTTGAAAATCGGCCTCACGATAGGTTTGAAAAATCCTTTTCCAATCCTCGACCCCAAAAATAACAGTTTGTCTTGTAGTAGTTGCTGTAGTGGTTGTATTTGTTGTGGCCATGATTATCCCAGTCTAATAATATTTATCGAAATAATAAACTGGGTAGTTAAACGTAGGTGGCTCTACGCTGTTGTTGATCAAAGAAAATACTCAATAACTGTGCGTTAGTATTAGGAACAACGGCCAGACCCACTTGAATTAAAAGTCCATTTTGTTGTGGAAACATCTGTATGCCGCTGATGTAAACTCTAGGATCGCCGGCACATACTCGCTGTATTTCGTTGTAAATTAATTGTTGTGTTTCTTGCGTTTGATTCTCAAACAAGTAATTCCACAATATAGTTCCATACCCTGGGCGACCCACCAATTCGCCCTGGCGAATGTTAAAAGCGTTTAATAGGTCAATTTTGATCAAATCAAAATCTACTAGTGTAAACTTTTTGTTTTGATTGATAGTGTTGAATCCGATAAATGTAGGCATCTTGTATTTACTCTATTAACTTGTGGCTTTTAATGACCCAAAGAAGTTGGCATCTATAGCTGCTTGTTCTTCTTGAGTAGGTGGCGTTAAGCGAATTGGGTCGTACCCCGCTGACTCAGATGTTAGTTGCGTTTGTGCATATGCTATGTCCGAGCTAGCATTAAGTGATATAGAATTTTTTGAAGGGTAATCAAACGTTGCGGTTGGAATTTTAGGATTACCTAAAATTCTTGTAAAGGCAGCGTCCACTTTAGCACGATTTACTGTGTTGCTGTATCCTGCTGCCACTTGTGTGGAACTAACCAAACTATCCCCGCCACCGCCAAATAATCCTCCTATTGCAGCTAGACCAGGAAGACTAGTCAAGCTACCAAAATTGCCAAGACTGCCTAGACTACTGGTAAAATTGCTAGCAATGTCGCCAAAACTACTAGTTAGCCCACCCAGGCTATCTGTTAAACTACCAACTAAACTAGTAGCTAAACTACTAGCTTGTCCGGCAAGATCTGATCCTAATTGAGTCAGTTGGGTCACATCGGGAAGTCCGGAAGTTAAACTTGATAAATCAAAATTACCAAGGTTATTAAGATTGGACAGCGGATTAGAAAAACTTGTAGCAAACTGGCTGGCTTTTCCAAGTACATCAAGATTTTGAATATTGCTAGTCAGACTTCCTATGCTAGGTAAATTTGATGTTAAACTTCCTATGCTAGGTAAATTTGATGTTAAACTTCCTATGCTAGGTAAATTTGATGTTAAACTACCGAGCCCGCCGCTGCTAGACCACAATGCTGTGGCCGAGGTACCAAAACACCCAGCATTTGTAATCAGTGCGCCAACATCTTGATTAACAGCACCAGATAATGTGCTAGCCAACGAGCTGACATTAGTAAAACTTCCTGTAACAGAATTAAGTGCGCCCGAAGCCAATGAACCCGGATTAGTAATTGATGTGGACAACAAACTAGATATAGGATTGTTGGTTAATGATAATCCAGAAATAGATGGAACGCTAAATGATATGCCTGTTGCTGCACTTACAGCCGATACTGTTTGTAGTCCACTCTGCGTGTACACTTGTCCTGTCAGGGCCGATATAGATGGTGTTGACGGCGGAGTAATTGTTCCAGTGGCAGTCAAACTATTGTAACCATTTGACATTAATGTACTCATAGCATCATTTTGAGCCTGAGGGCTATTTAAAAAATCTGTTACCGAGCCGATGCCGTTCTTCCCTGTAAATATACTTGGAGCAGATAGCACATCAGTTAACGGGCTAGGATCAAATATAAATTGTTGATATGTTCCAGGTTTAACATAGCCCGATTGTTCTAGTTGCTGGCAGTTCAATCCGTATTGTCCTACCCCAGTTTTGTTGGTCATTACATCGGTTGGTTGATTGATATAATTTGCCACTTGTGCCAATAATCCCTGCACTTGACTAGAGTTAAGTGGTCCAATTGCCGGAGCAGTGTAGGTGTTATTAACTGATATTGCGGCTATGTTGGCTTGAGTAATTGGATTTTGTAGGGGGATATTGACCAAATTAGGAATACCGCTAATAGTCGGTAGTCCATTGACAATAGATATTATTACCCGATTGTCAACTCCGGCCGTACCACGATCTAATCGACTTAATGCAAATTTAACCGCGGTTGTTGTGGTTCCACTTATGCGTTGACCGGCTGTAAATCCAACTAAACTACCGGCGGCAACTTGTCGATAAAAAATAGTATTTGCTTGAGCCTGTGTAGTTCCTTCAGGAGCATTTACAGTAAATCGTTTACCCGATGGAAGAGTATATTTAAACTGGGCCATTATTAATTTTCTGCGGTAATAGTTACCCCGGCTGGTACCTCTGGGGCATCCGGGGGTACACTTGCCGTGCCATCATCCAATGTTGTTTCCTGGCCCACTCCTTGATTATGATATGGGTATGGTTCGTGCGTAGGTGCGCGAGTACATATACTTTCCGTACCCGTTGCTGATACTGTCCATACAGCGG